AAAATCTTAAACCTACTAATAATTCAGGCTTTATACAAGGATATTTTAATCCAAAAAATCCAGAAAAGTATATTGGCCCAATCCCTATTATTTATAGATCATCATGGGAAAGAAAGTTTATGATTATGTGTGACACAAGAGAAGACGTTATTAAATGGTCAAGTGAGCCAGTAGAGATTAAGTATATTTGGTCTTTTGATAAAAGAGAACATAAGTATTATCCAGATTTCTACATGAAAACTAGAAGTATTGATGAGGGTGTGGAAACGTATAAAGAATTTTTGGTTGAAATAAAACCAGAAGCACAGATTACAAAGCCATCTCCTCCTAAAAAGAATAGCCAAAAGGCATTGAAGTCATATAAGTTTTTGGCAGAGCAGTATATAAAAAATAGAGATAAATATAAATATGCACAAGCATGGGCTGACAACAGAGGTTGGAGGTTTATTGTGTTGACTGAAAAATCTCTGAAATAATGGGTAAAATAAAAAAGGACATTAAGGATTTAAGTAAAGAAGCTGGTAGTAAAACTAAAGCACGAAGAGGTGCTGAAGAATGGTTTGAAAAAGCATCCAAATCTGTTAGAGACAATTCTGTTGCCAAATATAGTAAACCATTTAAAACGGGTATGATTCATGTATTTAGATATGATAAACCTAAAAATATTAAAACTCTACCGTGGTGGGATAGAAATCCAGTAGTATTAGCACTGGATCCACATGAAAGCGGAACAGACGTTGGTATTAATTTAAACTTATTACCAGTACAAATGAAAGAAGATCTATTAGATATGATCTATGACAGAATGGAAGGGCAGATTAAATCAAAATCTGGAAGGGCATCAAAAGACAATGCAATGACACAAGGTCAAATAAACCTAATTTATAAAGATGCTGTAAAATTTTTAAAACAATTTGGTTTTGATTTTGCAGTTAGACAATATATTCCACAACTAAAAAAGAATCAAAAGGTAGTTTCTTATGAAAGTTGGGCAAAAATAGCGCTATGTGACTTTGATGACTTAGATGGTATTGGAATTAACGAAGTAAAGCGTGCGTTTAGGGAACACCTTAAAACACGCGGAAAAAGAAAAGATATATAAACAGAACATAATAATATAGTAATATGGCAGGATTTAACGATAGAAACGGACCATTGAGTAATGGATCAAAGCCTTTTAGCATATCAAATGCATTAAAGTCTTTATCCTCGTTCGGTATGCGATATGATGATTTAGTCTTAAGACAATCACAAGCAATTGGACCAATGGAAGCAGAAATTGGTTATGGTCAAATGAATCCATTTGGTGTTGACAACGACGACATCTATGGTGCATTTGCAGCAATGTCTATGACAGACACTAACCTAAGATCTAATATTCCGTTCTTTGATCAATCATATGAAGGTAAAAGAGAAGAACTTAGAAAGTTTTCATTAAACGATGAAGTAGAAGATATTTTAGATATTCTTTGTGATGAAACAATAGTGTATGATGAAAAAAACTTTTTCTGTTACCCTGAAATTTTAGGTATTGATATATCAGATGATGTTGATAAAGATCTTAACAAATATTTCAGACAAATTTATCACTATTTTGGTTTTAATTCTGATCAATCTGCATGGTACTTCTTTAGAAAATTTCTTATTGATGGATATCTTGCTTTTGAAATAATTTATTCCCCTGACCAAAAAGAAATTATAGGTTTTAAAGAATTAGATCCTATTACTCTTATTCCAGGTTACAATCACGATGATGGTAAAAAAGTTTGGGTACAATATAAAGATGATCCAGTAAAAGAAAGAAAATTATATGATTCACAAGTTATATACATTTCTTATTCATCTATAACTACTGCATCTAGAGTTTCATATATAGAGAGATTAACAAGAGCATTCAACTTGTTAAGAATTATGGAACATACCAGAGTAATCTGGGCAGTGACTAATGCTTCATTTAGAATGAAGTTTGTAATTCCTGTAGGTGGTAAATCTAAAACTAGAGCTAAACAATCTTTGGCACAGTTAATGAATTCTTATAAAGAATCTGTAGATTTCGATTGGGAATCAGGTACTTTAGCCACAGACGGTAAACCAATGCTACAATTTAGTAAAGAATATTGGTTACCTTCTAAAGATGGTGATTCACCAGAAATAGAAACATTAAATAGTGAAGGACCAGATCTTTCAGATACAGAAGCACTTAAATACTTCTCAGATAAATTAAAACATGTTTCTAAAATTCCTTACTCAAGATTCTTATATGAAGATGGAGGTGGAGATTTCAACTTAGCTGCTGATGGTATGATTAGGGATGAGATCAAGTTTGGTAAGTTTATCAAACGATTGAGATCTATATTCATGGAAATTTTATCTAAGCCTTTATTTATTCAAATGTGTTTAAAATATCCTGAGTTTACAAATGATCCTCAGTTTAAATCACAAGTAGCTTTAAGGTTTAATGAAGAGAATGTGTTCTCGGAATTAAAAGACATGGAATTAATGGAAAAACGATTAGACTTTATTGGTACTATGAGAGATTCGTTAATGACAACCAATCAAGAGACTATGGAAGAAGAATACTATTTCGATCAAGAATACTTAGTTAAAAAATATCTTAAACTGAGTGATGATGAAATTAGAGCAAATGAAGCCTTTAAATCTAAACTGGCAAAGAAGTCGGCTGAAGAACCAGAGGCTGAAGATCCATTCGCAATGTAAAACAATGATTAAAAAAGATATATAAAACATGAAAATTATCAAAACATTTAATGACTTCATATCTGAAGATGCTCTTAGAGCTGGGGAAGATTCTAAAGTCATAATCGACGATCTAAAGTTAGATTCTGGTCCTGAAATTAAATCTGCTGAAATTCTAGGAGCTATTACAGCAGCTTTAACTGATGAAGAATTTAAGCAGTATTTTTATGAAACATATAGCGAAGCTGCCTTTGCAGAAGGTGAAATGGATATTCTAGTAGGCTATTATTTAGATAAATCGGCAGAAGAAGCTGAAGCTGAAAAGGAAGCTGAAAAGGAAGAAGAAGGTGGTGAAGAAGACAGCGATGACCCGCTTGCTGGAATGTAATAAGATATTTCAATAATAAAGTATGATATATATTAAAAATACAAAAATAAAATATTATGAATAATAATAACGATTTATTGATCGTCGAGATGTCGTCATCTGCATTGAGTGTTACTCCATCGGATAATAAAGACTACATTCTGGAAGGTGTTTTTGGTCAAATTGATCAAAAAAATAAAAATAACCGTATTTACACAGAATCCGAATATGTTCCTCAAATAGAAGCATTACAACAAAAAATCGGAGCTAGTAAATTACTGGGTGAATTAGATCACCCTGCACAATTTGATATTTCTTTAAAGAATGTATCTCACATTATTGAAGAATTAACTTATGACAAAGATTCTAAAGAAGTCAGAGGACGTATTAAATTATTAGATACAGATGCTGGTCGTCAAGCTAAAGCCTTAGTAGACGCTGGTGTACCTTTACAGATTTCATCTAGAGCTGCAGGTGCAGTTGAATCTAATGGACAAGTAAAAATTAAGCAATTGTTTACATACGATTTAGTAGCTGACCCTGGTTTTGAAAACGCAGAGTTAAAGAGAGTTAATGAATCTTATGGTTTTTCAAACGACACAGGACTTTATATATATGAAGTTGGTGAAGCTAATTTAACTGAAAATATTGAAAATAAAACTACAAACACACAAATAAAAGAAAATAAAAACATGGCAGAATTTGTAAAATCTGAGGATTTCAATAAGTACTCTGAGTATTTAGCGAATGAGATCAAGACACTAAAAGAGTCTATTGAAGCTAAAGACGAAGCAGCTTCAGGCGAAAACACAGTAGAAAATCTAACACAACACAATAACCACATTGTAGAATCAGTTAATGATTTAACAGAATATGTAGGGTATATTGCTGAACAATTAGATGGTTCTATTCAGTATACGGAACATGTAGCTGAAAAAACAGATCAATCTATTTCTTATTCAGAAAGTATTGCTGAAAAACTAGATCAAGGTATTTCTTATACTGAGCATTTAGCAGAATCAGTATCTAAAGTTAAAGATTTCGCTAATTATTTAGCAGAAGCACATAACGAAGGTGCTGAATCAAACAACACTTTATTAGAATACGTTGAATACTTAAAAGAAAACTTACAATCTGTCTCTGAATACGCAGAATACATTGCTGAATCTTTAAACGAAACTGTTGAAGAAGTTGAAGTTAATGTTGAAGCAGAAGAAGATAAAGAAGAAGATGTAGAAGCAGCTGATAACGTTGAAGGTGAAGAAGTTGCAAAAGAAGCAGGCGAAGATAACGAAGAAGTTACTGAAGAGACTGAAGAAGTTGAAGAGACTGAAGAAGTTGAAGAAGTTGAAGAGACTGAAGAAGTTACTGAAGAAGAAGATCCTGCAAAAGATAAAGACGAAGCTGAAGACACAGACGAAATAGAAAACATCGGTGATAATTCAGAAGAAGGTGCAGTTGCTGCAGATAGCGATGAAGCTGGAAAAGAAGTTGAAGAAATTGAAGACGAAGAAGTTGAAGCTGGAGATAATTCAGAAGAAGGCGACGTTGGAGGTGAAGAAGTTGCTAAAGAAGGTGACGAAGACGCTGACGATGCTGTAACATCAGATTCTGAAATCGAAGATGAAACTGAAGAAGCTGATGCTGGTGAAGGTGAAGAAGAAGCTGAAGGTGAAGATGGAGCACACGATCCATTAGAAGCTTATAAAGCAGATATCTCTTCTAAATTAGACGCACTAGTAGAAAATGCAACTAAAAAAGAAAATGAAAATCCTTCATTCTTTAAAGTAGTATCATCTGCAACTAGAAATAAATATAACGAATTATCAGAATCTGCTAAAACAGATGTTAGAGGAATCGTTTCTAAAAGAGGATTTATGACAGAATCAGAAATTATGTCAGTAATGAATGAAGCACAACTTATTGTTGAAAGTGCAGGAGCACAACCTACATTCATTGCACTTATGCCTTCTGAATATAAAGAAGCATGGGCTAATCTATCTGAATCTAAACAAAATAATATCATCGCACAATCTAAATACCACACATTGAACACAGAATATCAAGTTGCTAATTTCTGGCAAACTAGAGACTTAAGAGACACTAAAGTGGAATTAGAAAAAGTTGCAATGGTAACTGAAGCTAAGAAAGAAGAAACTAAACCAACATTAGGATATGATGTATCAGGTATGGCAGATGCTTTCAAACAAAGGTTCAATAAGTAAAAAATTAACAGATATATAAATTAATCGACGATAAGGGTGACAGAAGCAGAAAACCCATTGAATGTCGAGTTTTTAACTAAACAACAATAAACAAAAAAAACGATCATTAAAAATGGCAAATTTATTAAACGAAGCTGAGATCAAGAATACATGGGCACCGATTATCTCGGAAGCTACAGGTATCAACGAATCTAGCAAATTAGCGTGGATGTCGACTTACTGTCACAACCACAAACTTTATGAAGAAGCGAATATCATGTCTTTATCTAACAACCCTGGCCCAATGAACTTAACAGGTATGGGTGCAGTATCTTTTCCTGCTGGCGCTCCTGCAAACGGTGCAGCTGATGCAGCTAAAGGTTCTGGTGACAAAGCTCCAACATTATTGCCTTTGGCAATGCAAGTTGCTGCTCAAACTATCGGTTTAGACTTAGTACCAGTAGTACCAATGGCTGGACCAATGGGATTATTGTCTTACTTAGACTTTACTTATGAAGGTGGTACTGTTGCATTAGGTGCAACTGCTCCAACTTACATCAAAACAGCTTTAGCTAAAGCTGGTCTTGACGAAAATGTAGGTACATCAAGAATTGATGGAAAAAACATCATCAAGATTGTTGATGCAGTTGCTGCTGGTGAAACAATCGCTGACAGATATGCTGACGCTTCATTAGTTGCTGCATTAGAAGACCACATTGCTGGATTCTCTGGTGCTGACGCTAACGGTAAGCCAATGTCAAGAGAAGTTGGTGAAAGAACTGCTGATAAAGTAATGGGTCTTTCTTTATTCTCTAAAAGTGTTGCTGCTGAAACTTTCCAAGTTGCTGCTGCAGTTACAAGAGAACAAGTACAAGATTTAAAACAATTCGGTGTAGATGCTGTTGCTCAAGTTGAGTCAGTATTAACTAACGAATTAACTCAATCTATCAACAACCACATCTTAACTAAGATGAGAGCTATCGCTGAAGAAGGAATTACTGAAGTTGCTTTAGATTACACTTTAGGTGGAAACACTTACGGTGATGTTAACAGAAGAATCCTTACTCACGTATTGGCTGCTGCTAACTTAATCGCTAACAGAGGTAGAAGAGGTGCTGGTAACTTCGCTGTAGTTGATGCTAAATTAGCTTCAGCTTTACAAGGTGTTGCTGGTTTCGTACCAAACCCAATGGCTAACACATTCAATCAAGTTGCAGGTGCAATCTACCCAGTAGGTTCAGTTGCTGGTATCAATGTTTACACTGATCCAAACTTAGCATTCGAAGGTGATGTTAATGGAAAGCACGAAATTCTAGTAGGTAGAAAAGGTGACGGTAACGGTGCTGGATTAGTATTCATGCCTTACTTAATGGCTGAATCAGTTCAAATGATCGCTGAAGGAACTATGGCTCCTAAAGTAGCGGTTAAATCTAGATACGCTCTAGTTGAAGCTGGTTTCCACCCAGAAACTGCATACCAAAAATTCAAAGTAGCTGGATTAAAACTATAATCTAAACACTTAGAACAATTGATATAAAAGGCTGCCTTCGGGCGGCCTTTTTTATTTCTAGAAATATTTAAAATATTAAGAGGATATATAATATATTAACAAGGTAATTTAAAACAAAATAATAATTATGAAACTTAAATCAAAATTAAAACTTTACGAAGAGTTCGTAAATGAATCAACTAAAGAAACTACAACAACGACAGACTCTGTTGCTATAGATCAGGTTAGTGTTGATGCAGCTGCAGATTCTGCAGAAGCGGTTAGAACTGAAGTTATTAGAGACGTAGATACTATTCTTAATAATCTAGCTGAATTATCAGATAGAATTGGAGAATCAGAATCTATTGCTTTAGAAATGGATGAATTATTCGAAGAATTATTCGAACTAACTAATGTTACAGAACTTAACGAAGGTATATTAGATTTTATTAAATCTCCTATTAAGTTCATGAAAATTAAGAAAAATCTTAAATCATATCAAAAAGCCTTAGTACAAAAAGCAATTAACGATGTTGATTTCGCTAAGAAGAAACAGGCAGGTGATGCTGATGAGAAAGATAAAAAGAGAATGGAAACTCTAAAACAAGCCAATGAAGCCAAAAACAAAGCACTAGATGATCAATTATCTGCTATCGCAGAAAGAATGACAGAATTGTCAGGTGGAGATGAAGGTTTAGGTAAAGTTGTTTCTATTGGAAAAACAAAATCTAAATTAGCTGCGGCTAAAATAGTAATGAAAGCAACTTCAGGTGAAGAAGCAAAACAACTTAAATTAGAAATTGATACTTTAGTAGATAGAATTTCAGATGATGAAAAATCTCTTAAAGATTACGCTAAAAAAGCTGGTCCAGCTGATCATACAGATGCTGAACAATCAGGTGATAATGATAATGAGGCTAGTAGAGATCAAATGGCAGGTATAGGCACTGAAGATAAGCCTAAAGTTAAGACTAAGACAAAGGATGAAACTCCAGAAGAGAAAGAAGCTAGAATAAAGAAAGAAAAGACAGATAAGAATGCTCCTAAAATTGAAAAATTAGAAGCTTCAAAAACTAAAGCTAAAGAAGCATACGATGCTGTAGATGCAGGTAATAAGATTGAGAAAGCTAAAGCAAAAATTGCTTTTGTAGAAGTACAATTAGAATTAGCTAAACTTAAAGAAGATGATGCAGAAGTAATAAAAGGCTTTGAAGAAGAAATCAAAGCACTTAATATAACAGCTAATCGTAAAGCAGTTCAAGTACCAGCCGGTAATACAGAAACTGGTTCAGGCTCTGGTTCAGGTTCAGGTTCAGGCTCTGGTTCAGGCTCTGGTTCAGGTTCAGGCTCTGGTTCAGGAGGCGGTGAACCACAAAATAGCAATAACCAAATTTCTGTAGAAGATAGTATAACTATTAATGAAGCTACTCTTGGTGAACTAATGGCAACTACCGAAGATGATTACAAATACTTAAAGGGAGAAGCTAAGAAACTAGGAGTTAAAGTATCAGTTTCAACTGGAAAAGATTCAATGTATGACGATATGGGATATGATACATTATCATTCAGTGGTGATAAAGCTGCTATTTTAAAATTAGCCAAAATTTCAGGTCATGATCAAGATATTTGTTCAGAACCAGATTGTGGTGGTTATGAGATTACAGAAGCCGTTGAAGTAACTGAAGAAACAG